CTTTAGCAACATCAGTGGTTTGAGCGTTAATACTCAGGCCATCCAATACCGTGAAGGCGGTTACAACACCACAGTACACCAGGTACCTGGCATGACTACCTTTACACCAATCACACTACAGCGTGGAGTTCTTGACGGAAATGACCAGGCAATCACATGGATGCGCGGCTTATTTGCTGCGTCAGCTGGTGAAGGTCTTGCTGTTTCTACAGGCAAAGGCTTCCGCGTAAACATTAAGGTCTTTGTTGCAGACCATCCAAACTCTGGACCAACAGACGTTCAGAAATACAAGATGGGTTTCAAGATTCATAACGCTTGGATTACTGCGCTAAACTATACAGACCTTAACGCAGCAGACGGAGCAATCTTGTTTGAGTCAATGACTCTTGTTCACGAAGGACTATCAGTGTTCTTTACTGACGACGATGGCAAAGACCCAGCAGGACTTATTTCGTAATTAAAACTACCTTTAGGAGTATAAATCGTGCCAGACATTATTACCGATGCAGAACTTGTAAATAAATTTGCAGCTAAGGCGATGGAGGAGCCTGCGCCTGTTATTAAGACGCGGGCCCCTTCAGAGTCAGAAGTATCTTTGCCAGGTGGCTTTGTAGAAGCCAACGGTGAAGTAGTAAAGACAGTCGAAGTAAGGGAACTTACTGGAGCTGATGAAGAAGCAGTTGCTAAAGCTGGTTCTTCAGGCAAGGCACTAGATGTGCTATTGCAAAGAGGTCTAGCAAAGATTGGGTCAAGGTCTGTAGAAAAAGAAGACCTAAACGCATTACTTGCAGGAGACCGTGACGCAATCCTTTTAGGTATTAGAAGGGTTACGTTTGGAGACGATATGGAAGTTGGCTTCCGTTGCCGCACCTGCGGTGAAGAACAAAGAGCCGTATTGTTTCTAACTAAAGATGTGCCAGTTGTTTCTCTAGAAGACCGTGTCCAAGAGGGCACTTTTGAAATTGAAACAAAGAAAGGCACAGCTGTTGTTGCCCTACCTAATGGAATTACACAACGTAAGTTGATGGAAAACATTGATAAGACAACCGCAGAAATTAATACGCTATTACTATCTGGATGCATTGTTTCACTAAACGGCTCACCATCTTCTGGAGCTTCTACTGCCCTATCACTAGGTATGGCAGACAGAACCAAAATCGTTGATGAAATTATCAAACGTAACCCAGGCCCACGCCTAGGGGAGGTGAAGAAGGCTTGTCAGGCATGCGGCGAAGATATTCTTCTGCCGTTAAGCTTGCTTGATTTGTTTCGCCTTTAGCGAAGCAGATTACGAAAGTCTTCTAGACCAATACGAAATCTTAACTAGGACTTTCGTTGGTTGGACACTTACAGAAATTCGTGGGCTCTCACCCAGAGAGCGCATGAACTGGTTAGAGCGGTCAAAAAGGACACGATAGTAAATGGATTCTAAACAGAGCCTGAACCTTGGTGGTTCATCACATAGTGGTGCCGCCGCCTCAAACATGCAAAGATTTGAGTCAGCTGCTCGAGGCGCACATACAAACTTGCTACAAATGGCAAGCACGCTTCAGAGCAGAGTTTTGCCATCCCTTGCTTCAGCTGAAGCAATGCTTAATCGTTTTGGCAGCAGGGCTCGTAATGCTTTTTCTGGTATAGGTGGCGGCGGTAATTCTAATACCGTAATGGCTCAGCCAACTTTTTCAAACCCTGGTAACACTACAACTCCTGGCGGACCTACCCCACCATCTGGTGGCGGAGGTGGCGGTGGGGGCGGCACAGCACCTGCGGCTGGCGGTCAGGGGCCAAGAAGCAATTCAGTATTTCAACAACCTAGTGGTAACACTGCTGGAACAATTGCAGCAGCTGCAGTTACCGCTGGTGGTCTTGCCATGCCTACGACTGATGAAGCGTTTAGGATGCAGCTTTATACCGCACGCGGCAGTTTGGTTTTTGGTCCTTCATATGGAAGAGCTGGTGGCGGATACAACGGTGTAGGTCAATTTGTTGGTGGCGATGATTCTCGCAGAGCAAGTTCTTACAACGACACAAGAGATTTATTAAACCGCATGGCAAAAGGCGGAACTGTAAAAGATGAATTTGATGCCGCACGTTCTTTGCAAGTTATGCGACAAAGCGGTTTGTATGGAGGCTCTGCAGCTAACGCAGCAAACCTTGCTATGGGTGCCTCTCAAATGTCAAACTTAACTCCAGGTATTGGTGTTGAAGGCGCTATGCAAGCGCAAGGAGCCGTTCAAAGAGGACGCTCTGTAAATATGTTAAGAGCTGTTGGTATCCGTATTCGCGATGACCAAGGCAATATGAAACCTCTTCCACAAATTATTGACGAACTGTGGATGAAGCTTGAAAGAGAAAAACGTAAGAATGGTGGCAGTGGAAGCACGCTAAGAGACGTGCAAATATCTTTGCAACCTGGTAACGCTCTTGCAACTATGTTAGATAACCTGTTTGGCAATGACCCATACTTAAGAGCCCAGGTTGAAGACGGCCTTTTGTTTAAAGCTCAAAGTGGTGGCATGAGTATGAGCGACCCAAGAGCTAAAAAGAAAATGGAACAATTAAACTTTACAACTTTTGCTGCAAGTATGCAGAGCCAAAGAACAGCCCAAGCCGCTGAGTTTATATCAAGAACCGCACCTATGATGGCAGATTCAAAGGGAAGAGCGGACCAAATTCTTTCTTATATCAGTGGCTTCTTTACAGAGGTTGAAAAGTTTACTGGATTTATTTCTACGCTTGGTTCTACTAAAGGTTTCTTTGAAACTCTTGGTGGCGGCGGCAGAGGCGGTATTGCTGGATTCTTTGCATCACTAATACCTAATCCAATAGCCTCAGCTATATCAGGTATATTTAAAGCTGACGGCGGACCTGTTGATGAAAAGCGTCCCTATATTGTTGGAGAACGCGGACCAGAACTCTTTGTTCCTGCTGAAGATGGCGTAATCATATCTAATGATGATTTAAAGAATTACCCGTTCCGACACACTGGTGGAGTTGTACATGGTTCAAAGAAAGGCCAAATTGAACTAAGCGATAAGTCTTCTAATGAAGACTTTGCTAAAGCAATGCTTATGCATTTGAACGCTCCTTTAACAAAGGATGCTATTGATGCATTAAAGATATGGCAAAACTTTGAGGGTGGACATTTCCAAAACTCTGCAAAATATAATCCATTAAACACCACACATAACAAATACTCTAATAAGTCTATGAACCATGTTGGAGTTAAGGTCTATGACAGCTGGGATGATGGACTACACGCAACTATTGAAACTCTTACTGGTGCAAGAGCTGGAGCTAGAGGCTACACCGATATTGTAAAGGCCCTTCAATCTGGAGCTAGTAAAGAGGAAATTCTTGCTGCAATTAATAACTCTGCGTGGGTTACAGGTAAGACGGGCGAGAACCCATATAAGTTTGGTAAAAATCAATCAGCATCTGATTGGGCTGGCTTCTCTGGCATGTCTCCAAAAGATGGTGGTTTGATTTCTGGCACAGACAGATGGGGCGGATTCTTTGATGAGTTTACAAAAGGTTTTTGGGATAGCTCAAAGAAGATGCAGCAACAGGCTGCGCAACAAGGCGCTCAAACATCTAACAACTACAACATGGGCGGAGTTACCATTAAGGTAGATGGTTCTTCTTCTAGCCCATTGGGATTAGCTGAAGCTCTTAAAAAGATTCTTTCAGATAAAGATTTATTCAAACAGGTAGCGGGGTCATAACATGCCACTTCCATTAGCCGTTCCTTTAGCTCTTGGCGCTATTCGCGTAGGCGCCGCTGTTCTTGCTCGTTCAAGCTCTGTTAGAGCCGTAAGCGCTGCTAAAAAAGCTGTAGACGTTACAAAAGCAAGTCAAAAAGCAGCAAAAGCAACCGCTGTTGCTAAAGCCGCTAAAAATCCAACGGTTAAAACTGTATCTGTAAGCGCTAAAACCGCAAAAGCAGCGGGAAGAAACGCTACCGCTGTTGTTGCCGCAGGAACTACTTCTAAAATTTTAGGTTTTACTAAAGCTGCAAAACCACTAGTTGGTGCAACTGGAATATCTGCGCTTGCTGGCAGTGCTGCTTGGTATTTAACTAATAAAAACAAAAATAATAAAGGTGGGTTAGGAAATAGGCCCCCTGGTCAGGGAAGTAAAAAAGGCGGTAAAGGAAAAGACAGCGCCTCTGGAACTCCTCCTACCCCACCAAAACCAATACCAGACAACTTTAAATTTAACTTGCCGCCACATAGCTGGAGTCTTCCAGTAAGACCTCAGGTAGTTGTGCCTGGAGTTACCGCTGGTTCAGACAACGGATTAATAAAGCACGGACTTAGAAGAGGAAGACTTTGGTTTTTTGATAACGCGGGAATCATGTCTACCTATAACTATGATACAGGTGAGGTAGAAAGTTCTAGAGACAAAGCGGCAAAAAGACTTGAAGACGGACAATACAAAGGTTCTCAAGGTGCTGTAACCCTTTCTAAAACTATGTACAACTATGGGTTTCAGTTTTTATGGAACCCAGAAACAATTGCTCTTAGTGTAAATAGAAACATGGACGTTACCCCAACGGCTGCAGACGTCTATACATCTGTGTCTGGAGCATTTCCTGGACAGGAAAGTATTTCTTTTACAGTAATCTTAGATAGAACAAATGACATGGCATGTATAAGAAGTAAATCTATTGCTGACACTGGCACTCCTTTGAGTACCTTAAACAACATTGCTTGGAAAGAGTTTACATCTTATTACAATAGCGGTAAATACCCGTTAGCTAATAATGAGCCAAGTATCGAGTCGCAAATTGAAGAGCTTTCACGCATAGGAACTATGCATGATATTGAATACTTATTAAAAGCTATAAACGGAGATGGCGTAAGTGTTCAAAATCAACCTGGTGGGTGGAAAAACCTTTTAGGAAAACCTACAGCTGATATTGGCTACCTTCAACCTACACTCCTAGCTTTTGAATTTGGTGGAGACCCAGTAGACCCAAAAAATCAAAGTGCTCTTTCATACGTAGGTTGGATTAGTTCTTTATCTATTAACCACACCGCATTTACGGAGGGCATGGTACCGATTAGAAGTACCGTATCAATTGCCTTTGACTGTTTTGCTGGTTCAGCAATGGTATAGGAGTAACCATGTCTATATATGCAGGCTCTCGTTACGAATACTCAACTATAGATTTTTTCTCTGTTGTGCCTGGGGAATCTGAAAACCCAACAGTTTTTTATGAGTTCGATGACCTTGGGCTCACCTCTTTTCAAAATCATATGTATTTGTCTGGTGAACGTCTTGACCAACTAGCTTACAGATATTACAGCAGACCTGAGCTATGGTGGGTTATTGCGGAGTACAACCCGCAAATTGATGACCACGACAACATACCTAATGGAACTATATTAAGGATACCTAGTGTCTAATTACGTATCTGTTACATTTCCTAACGCATCTATTGACCCTACTTACGTATACTCATTAACCTTGCAACAAAAGTTTTATGAACATGAAGTTCTTTCTATGACATTTAAAGATTGGGCATACTCTTTTGACAATGTTAAGCCAGGTACCCCTGTTGAAATACAAATGCGTTCTGCAAAAGATAGCAGAGAGTTTTATGGGTACGTTCACCACGTAGAAGCAGATAAAACTCCTGGAAGAGACTTTGCTACAATTCACTGTGTTGGCGGGTCTTTTCCTTTAAAACAGTCTAGCCAATTGTCATACAAAAACGTGACTGCGAACATGGTTGTAGAAGAGATAGCAAACAAGCATGGGCTTGTTGCAATTGCTGACCCTCACCCAAGATTGTTTCCACAGATATCTCACCCTGGACTTACTGACTGGCAGATGTTAGTAAAACTTGCAAAACAAATTGGGTGGGGGCTGCGCACCGAAAACACTGAAGTATACTTTCAACCTTTACTAGAAGACTATAAAACATATAGAGCTCAAGCACCTAGGTTTTTTCAAAGACCAGTTGGCCACGGGTTTGGCGGTATATATAGTTTTAATCCTGTTGTTGGCGACTCTATAAATTATGACGGAGATGTTAAAGCAGCAGTTGCCGTTGCTGGCGTAGACAAAACTACAAAATCAGCAGTGAAGTCTGCTAAACAAAAAAGACGTAAAGTTACTAGACGAAGCTCTCAAGATGAGTTCTTTGATAGATACAACACGGACGCTGTTGCTCCAAGCCTTGAGATAATGGAATATGAGGCTGAAGCGGCTGAACTTAGAAACGCATTTCCGTATAGAGCAACTGTAAAAGTAATTGGACAGACTAGATTAAGACCAGGCATGCCTGTATTTTTAGGCAACCTTGGAAAAGACTATTCTGGTTTTTGGACAGTATTAGGAACTGAACACCATTACGAAGAGACTCAAACAAAGGTATACACCTATACAACTACCCTTATGGTTGGTACAGATTCCCTTGGGGGAGCAGTTCGTTGGGAAGACGGACAAACTGTAGACGCTCCTGAAGCAGCTATAAAAAGAGTTGTTGTTCCAGGTAAACGCCAAACTAAAAAACGACCAAAAACAAAGTTAGTTAGAACTGGTATAAAGGTTGGGCCTCAAACAAAAGGTAGTTTTGGAAAAATTAACAATAGGCCTAAAATAGTTAGTGCTAAAAATAGTACAGCTGTTTGGAAGACTGGTTCTAAAAACCTTTCTAAATCAAAAGCGCCTACTACAGAAAAAAAGCGTTCACCAGCGGTAGCAGCTAGAGTGCAGAGAGCCACAGCGAGGACCAGATGAAAAATTATAACGAAAAGTTTTTTGGAATCTACGAAGGAATATGTTCAGACGTAGATGACCCAGACAAAGAAAACAGGATTAAGCTGCAAGTTCCACAGGTTCTTGGAGATGATATTACTGAGTGGGCTAGGCCCTGCCTGCCTGTTACATCTAACAGCAATCACCCAGACCATAAAAAACATTTAGCATCTGAGGTTGCAGCCTTGTTACAGGCCCATGCCAACCACTCAGAAACTATTGGCACTACCTCAAATGGTGTGCCTGGGGTTACTGGGGGCGGTTCACACAGCCACTCCATAACTATTAACCTAGCTCATACTAATAACCACACAGGTAAGACTCCAGATACAACCTACTACCTAGACCATCCGCACGAAACCGACCCTGATGAAGATAACAAACACAACGACGACCAGGAGATAACTACAGACCAACCTCACCACACGCCACATAGACTTGTCCCAAAAATTGGGCAAAAGGTATGGGTTATGTTTATAGGTGGGGACCCTAATTTTCCAGTATGGATGGGAGTTGAACTTTAATGGAAACACCAGCAGCAATATCTTTGCCGTTCTCTTTTAACTCTAACGGCTCTTTGACTGTTTCTACAGACCCAAAGAAAATTTGGCAGGACCGAGTAACAATTGCGGTTATGACCTACTTTGGAGAAAGGGTGATGCGCCCTAACTATGGAAGCGGTGCTAAAGGCGCTGTTTTTGAAAATGCGGACACTGCTACAGCCGTTGTTAATGAGGCTGTAAGCAAAGCTTTTTCTGTTTGGCTACCTCCACTTAAACTTACAAATATTAAATATAGGTATGAGGGCAACCAAATTGATACTTTTGAAATCTTTTATACTTACGGCGGCGGGAGTATATCGGAGAGTGTAACTATCAATACTGCTATCCTAAGCAGAGCCGCGGAACAGGTACTGGAGGTTAGATAATGGCAGAAGAAAACTATATCCCGCAGGTTGACTATACCTCTAGGGACTATGCAGCTTTAAGGGAAGACCTAATTGATTTAATTCCCTTCTACGCCCCACAGTGGACTAACAGAGACCCGTCTGACTTTGGCATGGCCATCCTAGAGCTTTTTGCTTATGTTGCTGATGGTTTACAGTTTTACATTGACCGCACTGCAAACGAGTCATTTATTGATACTGCCAGCCAACGTGAAAGCGTTCTGCAAATTGCTAAGCTTTTGGGTTACACCCCAACTAAAACAACACCGTCTACCGCTCTTCTTACGTTCCAAAACTCTACGGCAAGTATTATTACTGTTCCTGCAAAAACTAAGGTTGCAGCTAACGTGACAAATAATGGGATTGTTACTCAAGTAGTTTTTGAGACTGACTCTGCGGTAACTGTTCCAGCTAAAGCTGGAGGAAACAATGGTTCTGCTACAGTTATAGCAACACAAGGTGAGACCGTATACGATGAGGTTATTGGAACATCTGACGGCACTGCAAATCAAGAGTTTGAATTATCTGAAACTCCAGTTATTAATGGAAGTATAAATATAAGTGTAAACGGAGTTATCTATACTGAGGTCCCATATCTTGTTGACTACAGTGGATATGACCCAGTGTTCTCTACTTACACCAACTCTGAAAAAACTACTTTTATTAAATTTGGAGATAGTATTAGCGGAAGAATTCCATTAAACGGCGTACAGATGACTGCTACCTACAGAGTTGGAGGCGGTCTTGTAGGAAATATTCCTGCTAATACAATCAAGTTTATTAAAACAAATGCTGTGGCTGGACTAACAGTTAACAACCAAGACGTGGGACTTATATCTGGAGCTGCGGCTGGCGGAGCTGATGAGGAAGCCACAGACTCTATTAGAGTAAACGCTCCTAAATCTATTAGAGCTTTGAACCGCGCTGTGTCTCTTTCGGACTACGCCTCTCTTGTTATTCAAGTTGCTGGTGTAGCTAAAGCGATATCTGTGGCAGACGTATACAGCAACGTAAACGTGTACTTTGCTCCTTACGGAGATAGCGGATTACAAAGCGATGGAGTTACCTCATCACTTGTTTTTAATAATTTAAAAACTGAAATTGAAGAGTACCTAGTTGATAAAATTCCTGCTGGAACAACTGTAACTTTGCAGCCGCCTTCATATGTTCCAGTAACTGTTTTAGGAAGCATTATTGTTCTTCCTACCTACAGACAAGACCAAGTAAAAGCGGCGGTCGAGTCTGCTGTAAGAGAGTTGTTTGCTTTTGACAATGTTGTGTTTAATGATTACATAGGATACACAGATGTGTTGAAAACCATGGATTCAGTCGAAGGCGTTAGCCGTGCTAACTTACAAAAGCTAGTAAGAACAGCTAATGACCAGACATTTACCGTTAGCAACAAAGCGTATACAAGCACCACAGGAACTCTAACAACCTCTGTAAATCACAACATTACGGTTGGTCAAATCATAAACGTTTCTGGTGTAGACAGCACCTTTAATGGCGTATACAGAATCACAGGTAAAACTAATAATACGGTTACCTTTGAACTTATTACGGGAGGTACGCTGTCAACCACCGCTGCCGTTGGTTCAATAACTGTGTATGAAGTTAACGACATTGAATGCGGTAAGAGTGAGCTACCGCAACTATCAGCCCTAACAGTCGCTGCTTCTGGAGGTATTGTTATCTAATGGCACGCTATGGTCTTGATTACTATAGCTCTAAAGATTTTCCTTTAAGCTATTACGGTCCCGACTCTCCAATAAGTTTTGTTGCAGAAGATTTCACTGCTCAATCTGTAGGGTACGGAGAACTTAACCTAACCTGGATTACTCCTGTTGGAGCCTGGGCAAAACTTAAAATTGTTAAAAATAAATACGGCTACCCAATTAACGTAAACGATGGTCAAACTATCTTTGATACCACTAGAGGTAATGACCCTCAGTTTTATATAGACATTAATAAACCTACGGAACCTAAAGTATTTTACTATTCCCTTTTTGTATTTGAAACCACTCAGTTGTCTTGGGTTTTAGCTGGACGTACAACAGGACTATCTGTTTATAACTACGGAACAAAAACACGTTTATACGACTACATGCCAGACGTAATGAAGCTGGTGTCCCCTTACTCCGCTGGCTCAGGCACAGACAACAAAGACCTAAAAGACTTTTTATCTGTATTTGGATTTAAGTTTGACTATATAAAGTCTTTAGCTCAACTTTCTAAAGAAAAATACGACACTGAAAAAACTGTAGGGGTTCTTATTCCACCACTACTTAATCAGTTTGGTATTGCTTATGAGCCTGAAATTGGTTTTGAACGCTCACGCGTACTTCTTAGAGATGTGCTTTTGATTGAAAAAACCAAAGGTAGCCGCGACGGTTTAAAAAGCTACATAAAAGGATTTACAGGTTGGGGAGTTCCTCAGCCAGACGCCACTACCCCTAATCCTTCTACAGAAGGCATTACCGTCAGTCATAACATCATGCTTGACTACAACGACTCGTCTTTTGAAGAGGGTGTTGGTCACTGGACCTCTCCAAACTCTTCTGCTCTTCTTTCTCAAATAGCGAAAAAAGAAATAACGCAACTTTCCATTACAAGCAACATCGCTAGATTAAAAATAGGCTCACACGGCTATGGCGTTGGCCAAGAAATTTTTATTTTTAATTGTCCTTATCCTATTTTTAACAGCACAGTATTAACAAAAACTATTACGTCTGTGGACTCAGACTCGGTGTATTTTGCTTTAACTGCTGGGGATTTATCATTAAGAAGCGCTTACAACTTTTCTATTGAAGAGTTTCCTTACATAGTTCCTAAACCAGAACCTTGGGTGGAAAACACAACACCTGCTTTATTTCCAAATAAAAGAAAGGGAGTTTTAGCTATTAAAAATGCTAACGCAACTAACCCTTCTGAAATTTTTATATCTTGTGGGGACGCTAAACCTGTAACTTTAGGTATACCTGTAAAAACTGGGTTTCAATATACTTTTAGTGGTTACACTGCTTCTAGCGGAACTGGTCGTTCTGTTCAAGCTGCAATTAAATGGTATGACCGATTTGGTGCTCTAATGTCTACCACAACTGGAACTGGGGTTACTAACTCAACGGGTTCTTTTAGTGCTAGACCATTTGTAACTGATAGAGCACCAACACGTTTATTCTTAAATGCTATTACAAAACCTGGAAGCGGGTACGCAAACGGTTCATATACAAATGTCCCTCTAGTATACGTTTCTGGAAAGCAACCAACTATTACCCCATTAGCAAGTATCTTTGTTGATGGGGGCGCTGTTGCCTCTATATCTGTAACTAATGGTGGAGCGGGAGCAGACACTACAACTATATTTACTGTATCTAATACTAGCCTTGGTGGTACTGGTTCAGGGTTTGAAATTACTGTACAGCGTTGCCAAGAATGTTATTACGCCGTTCCTCAATTTGTTATTTCTTCTGTGGCTCCTGGAAATGATAACGAGTACCACTACTTTGATGCTTGCCAATTTGAACAAGACACCTCAGCAACCTCATATGATGATGCAAGAACAGTGCACCTAACTCTTAAAGCTAACCGAATCAATGAACTTCTTAATCCAAGATTTGAGTCTCCTACTACACCGTGGTCTACAACTAATGCAACAAGCACTGTGGTTAGCGGAAGTGCGGAGCCTAATATTGACTTCTATCAGATTACATCTAAAAAAGTAACAAGTGGAGTTGCAACCCTTAACACATCGGTGGTTCACACTTTTAAATCTGGAGATGTAGTAGTAATTGAGAACATGGGTTCACCATTTGATGGAACCAAAACTTTAAACTCCGCTGGAGATAATGTCTTATCTTTTGCGGTTACGGGCGGGGACGTCTCAGCAACATCTGCTACTGGGCAAATCTATAAGTCTGGTAATGCTCTAAGAGTAACTGCTTCAGGAACTACTCAAGTGTTGGTTAAGTCAACAACTACATCTGCTGACCTTACTAACATTCACTACCCAGGAACAGCCTACACATTTAGCGTGTACGCCAAGGCAGGTCAGGCAGGGGTATCGGTAACCCCATCTATTGTTTGGTACAACAGCAGTAAATCTGTTATCTCTACCGCCACTGGTTCTAACGTAGCAGCCTCAGTAACTGGTTGGGTTCGCCCATCTGTAACAGCTATAGCTCCAGCTAACGCAGCTTATGCACATGTGCAGCTTGCTTGGGAGCCAGCTGCGCCTAGCCACTTTATATTTACAGATGCAGCTCTATTTGAAAATAGCTTTTTTGTATTAGATTACTTTGATGGCAGCACTGGATTTAGCTCTACAGCTGAGCTGTTCTGGGAAGGCAGCACGCCTAACGCTGGAAGAAGTCACTACTACAAAAACCGTGTGGCTATTGAGAAGCGCCTTAACGCGGGGGCCCTTGACGAGTACGTTGGCTTAGGAGCATCCTATGCCGTGTATCTAGCACAGCCAAAGACGTAGTAGGATGGTCCCATGCTGGACCTGATATTGATTGGTTGCTTTACAGGATTTCTGTTGGCTGCCGTAGAACCATTAATTTCTATTCTGAGTATTTTTATCAGCAATAGGATTATGAATGCTATTTCCTCAATTGTTTTTTCTAGTATTGCTACATGGTTAGTTGAAGTTTCAACTATCAAGGGAGTCGTACTATATGCCGTATCTGGTGCGTTTCTAGGCTCCGCCCTACTCGCAGCAGTGGAGCGTGTGGCGACATATCGTCCTGCCGTTGTGCAATCTTTAAGAGAGCAGTAGTATCGGGTCTCCATACAAGGAGGACCTATGTCTAAATATTTTGTAATCGTTGCTGGTAACGGCGCAACTAGCAGAGCAAACATAGAAGCTCTGATGGAAGATTATTATTATGCTGGTGGTGATGGCGGAACACTGCTTCTTCCATACACTGAGAAACCATCTCAAGGACAAGTGTTTGCTGCCCAATACTCAAAAGACAATGGAAAAGATATTGTTATCTTTGCTCCAGAGGGCGCGACATATGACAGCATTCCATCATCTAGTGTTGTACTAACAACAGAACCTTTTGCTGCCGCCGCTGATGAGGCTAAAGGAAATAACCCGTCTGCTTTTATTTTATGGGCAGATGAAGATAATGATTCACAGGTCATACTGACTTACTGCAGAGATGCAAACATCCCATGCTTTGATTTAACAAATGGCCTTGGACCACTAACTGCTACTGAAGACGCGGTTCCTATAACTACCCCTGTAGTTCCTAAACAAGAGCAGGTTACGCAACCTGTTGTTGAAGAGGAAGAGGATGACGAGGAAGAGGAAGACGACGAAGAGGAGTATGAAGAGGACGAGGAGGAGATGGAGGACCTAGACGGCCTATATGAGGGCGTTGAAGCGGTTGCCCGTATCTTTGCTAAGGTGTTGATTGAGGAATGGAAAAAAGCCAATGAAACCCCTAAGCCCTAAGGCCCTAGGTCTCCTCATGCACATACACTCCTTCGGGGCTCTACGGGGCGCTGAGGGCCTCTCAGAGGCATTTGAGACGGGTATTAAGGGAATCTACACAGGCCTACAGGAACTTCGTTCTAACGGCCTTATAGACCTGAATAAGGGCAGAGGCCAGACTGGTCAGTACTGGTCAGAAGTTTTGATTACTGAAGCTGGGGTTAGGTACGCTTCACGGTATGCCAAAAAGGCAGACGGACGGACATCCAAAAAGGCAGACGGACCGTCTCCTAAAATAGGCAACTCCATTTCACAGAATAGCTACTCAGCTAATACTCCGTATAGTAAGAGAGCTAATTCGATATTAAAAGAGGGTCGGACGGAGTCCGACGAAAGAGAAGAATTTGAAAAGGTGCCACTAAAGATTGGAGACCAAATGCTAGGAAGCACGCCACTCGACCCAGATGATGCCGATGCCGAAAAGAAAAAGTGGGAAGAAAAGAAAAGGGCAAAGCGCCGCGAGAACAAGGAGTCTCGTAGGGTAGATAAGATTAAACACATCGCCTCCCGCCCCGTTGAGGATTGGACTCCAACTCAGTTAGCAGAATACTTTGCTGACCAGATGAAACAAATGAACTGGCGCATTCCTGAGTGGACTAGTCGTAGTGCTTTCAAAGGTGCTATTGAAACTCTAAGAATGAACCACCACACCGATGGCGCTATTGAAAAGAAACTGATTGATAGATTTTTTTCTACGATTAGGCATGATAAGGGACTTGACAACCCTGACCTCATATGGCGTATGTTTATCAAGCGAGCTCCGCAAATGCTTAATGACACAAAGGCTTCTTTAAGAACTGATGATGATGTTGTAGCATTACGAGAGCAAGCTGCTAAATCATGGGAAGGTCTAGATGTATAAACTAGAAGAACAAAAGATTCGTCGCCGTACTTGGATACAAGCAGCAAACATTCCTCCTGCTATGCAGGGATGGATACTAGAAGACTGCGTAGAGTCTGACCCATCGGATGTTGAAAATATTCGCAAATGGATTACCGCTGTAAGTAAAGGCGTAATCATTAGAGCTACAGGTAATAAATCTTGTGGCAAAGGGTTGTTGTTAGATGGAAACCCTGGCAGAGGTAAAACAACGCTAGCCTTATCAGCTATTCAAGAGATGATGCTTAGACTTCCACTAGAGGCTTTTGGTGTAAAGCCTGGGGATACTCTGATAAAACCTTGCTATTTCATGACTTTCAATGACTTTTTAGAGTTAAAAGGTTCCATGATGGATGACCCGACAGATGCTCAGGACACCCTCTATCATGGTGTCTTAGGAGAATGCTTGGCAGACGCCTACAACATTCGTATACTTGTTCTAGACGATGTTGGAAAGGAACATGCAGGGCTCTCTGGGTGGCAGAAGAATATGCTCCATCATCTTCTTCGCACTCGTTATAACAATGGACTACCAACTATCGTAACAACAAACGTAAAACTAGAAGATTGGGCAGGCCTATACGGTGATGCGACAGAAAGTTTCGCACGTGGGGCGTTTGCTTACCTACCAGTCGTGGCAGAAAAAGGAGACCTACGTCGATGAGGAATGCGGTGAATGAAGAACTAAGACTAGTTCAGGTGTTCTTGAGTCAAACTCAAACCCCTGGACCTGGTATCTACGAAGTATCGGTTCAAGAAGGAACCGAGAGATTGTTCTGCACATGCCCAGGATTCAATGGACGAGGTTCCTGCAAACACACAAAGTTTGTAAAAGCCCGTATTGAAAACAATAATGGAAACTATCCTCTAGAGATTTCTAATCGTGCATCCAAAGACGATGCAGACCAAGCGCGGATATCTAACTCCAAGTTCCGTGAATTTATTATTAAGTTCGGCAAGATAGAGGTATTCTAATCCCGTGAAGAACGGGGACATAAGTAACGAACTGCCAAAAAGAATACTCGTTACTACAGATATATTTTCACGCATTGAACTTACAAAGCAGCGTAAGTTTAAAATTATTCCTACCATAAAGGTAGATAAAAAAGTTGATAGAGGCGTGCTTAGTTGGCTATACCTGTACACATCTAGGACAGGGACAACTCTAGAGCTTATTTCTTATGAGCTTAATGAAACTGATTTAGAAAAATTTGTTGATGGACTTGACAGATTAGGTACCAATCCATTTAGATACTTTACGGCATACCAATCGGTACAACACTTGGTGCAAGAGTTACCACTCAGACCCGAGGTTGTTGGTGTCGTTGATATACAATCAAGGATGCTAATGTACGGGCACTGGGGACGTAACATAAACGAACTATGAATAACGAAACGCGACTACTAAGTAAAGTACTACAGGACAGGTCTATCACCGTACTGTTTGATAAAGGTGCAAGCGACCAGTGGTTTGTAGACCCAGAAAATAAAAACGTATGGAAGCTAGTACGCGAGCATTATTTTGCTTACGGAGAAGTTCCAAGCCTTGATGTTATTAGTTCCAACTATCCAAACTATAAATTAGTTCAGGTACAAGATAGCCTTGAGTACCTTGTAGATGCAGTAGTTGATGAGCGTCGTAGAGCTTCAACCATAAAGATGGTTGACACCGCTATCAAACACATAGAACAACAGGACCACGAAACAGCACTACTTGCCATCCAATCAAGTCTTAGTCAATTAGAGTCTGATGGACTTAGTGGCACCAGCGATTTAGATTTAACAATTGATGCGCAAAAGCGTTACGACGAATACGAATACAGAAAGAACAACCCAGGACTACTTGGAGTAGCAACAGGGTTCCATACTATGGATTCAGCAACAGGAGGGCTTCAAAACGGTCAGTTAATTGTTATTGTTGCTCCACCTAAAACAGGTAAGTCAACACTTGCTTTGCAGATTGCTCAGAATGTTCACATGAAAGATAAACGAGTTATGTTTCAATCTTTTGAGATGAGCAACCATGAACAACTAACTCGTTACGATGCTATGAGAGCACGTATATCTCACTCTAGACTTATCAACGGTTTATTAACCCCAGAAGAAGAGGGTCGTTATAAAGCTAAGCTTGCCAGCATTGAAAAAATGCGAGAAAAGTTTTGGTTAGTTGACTCAGCTGCGGGTATGACAGTAACAGGTATCTCAAGCAAAATACAGGTTTTACACCCAGACGTTGTATTTATTGATGGTACTTACTTGATGATTGATGAACAGACTGGAGAAGCAAACACTCCACAAGCCATTACTAACATTACCCGTTCATTGAAACGTATGGCTCAAAGATTTAAAGTGCCTATTGTTATCTCGACTCAGGCTTTGAAGTGGAAGATGAAAAAGGGACAAGTAACTGCTGACTCAATTGGTTACTCTTCTTCTTTTCACCAAGACGCCGATGTAATCTTTGGTTTGCAACGAGAAGACGAAGCAGTAGATGACACACGTGTGTTAAAGATTCTTGACAGCCGTAACTCTGGACGTGGAGAAGTTACCCTTATGTGGGACTGGAACACGGGCCAGTTTAGAGAGCTTGAAAGCGATGACCTATGACATTAGAAGAGATGGAAGATACTTTAGAAAAGCTCGGACTTGAAGTCGTATCCACTAGAGGTTCAGAAATCCAAAGCTATTGTCCTGCACACGTTGAGAGAACAGGTCACGAAGACCGTAACCCATCGTGGTGGATTAACTCAGACACTGGTGCACATATCTGTTTTTCATGCCACTACAAAGGCGGACTGTTGTCCCTGGTTTCCTATATTCAAAAATGGGACTATGAAAAATCAAAAGAGTGGCTTAATGACGGGACAACTAACCTTGCGGCTTCTTTACAAAAAGCAATCAAACCAAAGAAAGTTTTTGAAGAGTTAACGTTTATAACCGAATCGATGCTGGCTGCTTTTGGCGACCCGCCAGCTGATGCTCTTAAAGCAAGAGGCTTAACACTGCCAGCAGCGCAAGAGTATGAAGTTCTTTGGAGTGAGCGCCATAGCAATTGGGTTACTGTTATAAGAGACCCACACACCCACAAGCTTCTTGGTTGGCAAGAGAAGGGCCACACTTCTAGGTTTTTTAGAAATCAACCAGTCGGTGTTCCAAAGAGCAACGCTTTGTTTGGATACAAGCAATACAAGGGCGGAGACATGATTGTGGTTGAGTCACCTTTAGATGTAGTAAGGCTTGCATCAGTGGGTATATCAGGTGGAGTGAGCACCTACGGCGCCATAGTCTCTATGCAACAATTCAACATTATGCGTGGAGCTGATAGGCTTATTTTTGCTATGGACAATGACCAGGCGGGAAAAGAGTCATCGGTCAACTTATTAATTTTATGTCAGGAGTATGGAGTAGATGCTTGGTTCTTTAACTACAACCAAACAGACATGAAGGACGTTGGTGCTATGAGCAAATCTGAGATAGTCTATGGTTTAGAGAATGCAAGACACATGGTAAACGGAAAGAAGGCTTTACATGGAGAGTATGCTTCCCCTATTAATAGCTGATGAAGATTTTATTGAGCACCTGCACGAATGGGGACACTACCCATCAATTGATATTGCAGAGCTTGCAGAGGAGTGGAAAATTTGGTCAAAAGAAAACGTCGAATAAAGAAAAGACCAGCTTGGATAGTTGACGTAGATGGAACACTGGCTAACGTAGATTCAATATTAAAGTACATAGTAAACAAAGACGACAACGATAACTTTAAAAAAGATTTTGATAAGTTTCACAGAGAGTCTATCCACGTTCCTTTCCACGAACACGTGGTGGATATGGTTTGGACCGCTATTACCAAAGACAAAGACATCCTTGTAGTAACTGCTAGACGAGAGGAGTGGCGTTCACACACTTCGTACTGGTTAGCAGATGTGGCAAACATCCCACATCAAGCTTTGTTCATGCGAGGTAATAAAGACTACAGACCTGACTATGAGGTCAAAAAAGACATATTAGAACACATCAGACTTTTTTGGGATGTTGAACATGCAGTTGACGATAACCCAAATGTCATTAGACTTTGGTCTGAATACGGCATTCCAACTACAAAAATAGGAGACTGGGACGGAACATGATTATTGGATTAACTGGCTACGCCCAATCAGGAAAAGACACTTTAGCAAACATACTTGTAGAACAATATGGATTTAAACGTGTTGCTTTTGCTGACCCTATACGTGATTTCTGCTATGAGGTAAACCCAGTAATTGGTCACGTCGCTAACGAAGACACTCTTCTACGTACTGTTGTTGATAGAGATGGTTGGGAAAACGCTAAACAAAATCAGTCTGTTCGTAGACTTTTACAGAACGTGGGAGTTGCTGCTCGTAATCAATTTGGAGAATTGTTCTGGGTAGCTCAGGCGCTTAGCCCAACTAAAATTTCTGAAGGAGACAAGGTCGTTATTACAGACGTTCGTTTTGTAAATGAAGCAGAGGCTATAAAGATGTTTCCAGACTCCCAGCTTTGGAGGGTAAAGAGACCTGGATACGGCCCAGTCAATAACCATGTATCAGAGTCTGAGATGGAAGACTACAAAGTAGACCAAATTTTTTATAACGCAGGCACCATTGAAGACCTGCGGGCATTAGTTAATGTTCGCATGAGAGCATACGTATGATTATGGAGTATGGGTCCTGGGTCCTTGCCGTTATAGGTGTCGGAGGAATCTATTTTGTTGGACGTAAAACTATCTGGGGCTGGCTAGTGCTTCTTTTTAACGAAGTCTTGTGGATTGGTTACGCGCTAACTACTGACCAGTACGGTTTTATCTTCTCTGCTCTTGCCTACGCTCTTGTCTATATTAGGTCTTA